CTATTGGTCTGCATTATCTTAATAATCTCTGGGACTACCTCATCCATCTCATCTTCATGTACTTCACAAATAATTTCATCATGAACTTGAAGTAAAGGTTTGCTTAACTTACCTTGTAAAAATTCATCTACTTTAATTAACCTTTCATTTAAGATATCTGCACTAGTACCTTGAACCAAATAATTTACACCCTTATAAGCAAAATCACGATTCAATTGATAGACTCTACCATACTTGTTTCTTACAAACCCTGTACGACCATCACCACCTACTTTTCTAGATGATGTATGAAATATCTTTTTAGACACGTCTTCAATAAATTGCTTCGCACCCTTCATACCTTCAAAGTAACTCTTCTTATACGCTCCTGCTTCTTGTGGAGTGGTGTTTATTTGTTGTGCTAACTTTTTATTTCCTATTCCATATATAGTTCCAAAGGTTATTGCTTTAGCAGCTTGCCTGTATTCTTTGAAACGTTCATGCTTTTCATCAACTTTGAACGCCAACTTAGCGGCCTCACTATGAAAATCAACATCACTTTTATTTATAATATTGTCGATTTCGTCATTTATTCCTACATTATTTCCCTTTTCGTCATATAAATACCTAAAATATGATAGAAAAACTCTAACTTCCATTTGAGAATAGTCGAAACCAACCAAATAGTATCCTTGACGTGGTACAAATAATCTACGGATTGAGACCTCTTCTTCATTTTCCTCATCGTAAGACTCGTCACCCACAAAAGACCAGGTTGAAACTACATCATCAGATAAACGCTCATTCATTGAGATACCCTTTGGGCCTATCAAGGAAGCTATTTTTTCTCTAGTTTGCTCTATCTCTTCTTGTGAGAGTTGTTTTTCTTCTAGTTTAAAGTGGTTTCTAGGAATGTTTTGTAGGTTAGGGTTAGCACTAGATAGTCTACCTGTAGCAGCACCCCAATTTTGAAACTGAGTATGCTCTATATCTTTATCTAGATAAGGCTTTATGTACGTAGATTTTAGTTTAGCTAAAGTTCTGTATTGCCTAAGCAGACCTGCCATTCTATGATTAGTATTTACTAAAGCTGCTTCCCCCCAAGACTCCTCACCTTTAGGTGTCTTAACTGGAGAATGTATTGGAGGAACCATATTATTAAAAACCTCACCTATTTGTTGAGGACTTGATATATTAAACTCTTCTTCTGTCTTTCCTGAGATTCTTAGTATCTCTTCTTTTACAACCTCTAACCTATCTTCTAATAATTTGTCTGTGTCTTTGGCATAAGTGCTATCTATTGGTATTCCCCTACGCTCCATTTTATATAATACCTTAGTTAATTCTGTTTGAAGG